TCAATCTTACGCTTCAAACCACTTACATCTTCTTTTGGTACGCCTTCCACATTCAAAGTGTAGCCATCTTCGCCCTGCGAATATAAGCCCTTCTGTGAATCTTCTAACGTCTCAAAACCTTCTGCACTCACTTTATATTGTATAGTCATCTATAACCCCTAGTTATAAAAATGTCGCTACCCTGTAGCAGTTTGTTCTATATACCACTATACCTCGGCAACGTCAAACGCTAATGGATTTAACGCTCTTAATTGTGCCAAACTATATTCTGCACCACTGACATCAGTGAACTTATCTATCTTTAAGCCGCCCTTTCTAAACAGCTTTGCTTTAATGTCACCGTCTTTAAACTTACTAAAATACTCGTCTTGAAATGCAGCAGGTTGTCTTTTAAGCCACTGACCGTATGTAGTCTTTGCGCTGACTCGCTTCTTACCTTCTGCGCCTTTAGATTGTCGAGTACCCTTGCCGCTTGCGCCTATATCAAACTCAGGGTCGATAACAGGAACTGTAGTTGAGCGACAGTTAAAATGGGCTGGCGGTTTAGGGTTATCAGGTGAAAGGTCAAATATCTCACCATCTCGACCAGAGCAAGTTAGAGTGGTGCGGCTGTCTAAGGTAGCAACCCACTCATAACCAGTTACGACATCGCTATTAGCCTCAAAGGTTTCTGCCCTTGCTACGTTAGATGCGTGATTTGTCATTGTGCGAGCCAGTGCGTCTGCCTGTGCTCTTGTAACCTTCTCAACATCGCGTATCTTGCCCGCTATCTGAGCGTTAGTATCGCCTAGCAAAAAGCCATCTCTGACTACCTGGCGCACCTGCTCTGCTTTCTTAGCACCAAAGTTAGTGATCGCTTGCTCTATATTAACTAGCGTTTTGCCGTTATCAGGTGAGAAGGTCTTAATTGTTAATGCTGTTTCTATCTGTTGTGGGGCTGGTAAAGCTGCGCTGAACTCTACGTTACTGCCATTGGTTAGCAGTTGAGCAGTGAAGTCAGCCTCGCTGTTAGCAAACTCGTTTAGGTCTATAATCATTTGCGTCTTAGCAACGTCATAGCCGTTATCAAGTATCTGCTCCATATCGAGCCGAATCTGTGTCAGGCGAGCAGCCGAAGCCTCAGTTAGCTCATCTTCCATTAGCCTAGCTAGAACCTCAGCGTAGGATTTCTTTAGCGATTTCTGATAAGCATTAGAAACCCCGCCAGCATATCTTTGTATAAAGACCTGATGACGAGTAGCAGCGTCAATTAAAAACTGTTCACTAGCCATTATATGGGCGCAACAACCTCAACTTCACCGTCTATATCTTCGTTACTACGCTCAGGCTTAACTAATCCCTGTGCTCTAGCGAAGTCCTGCATATCTGACTTAGCAATTATACCTCGGTCGTTTAACTGAATAGCCGCCATCATTAGTTGAGGGTTAGCGTCATCGTCAAAGAATTTTTTATTGAGTGAGTAGGTAGCTTCCTCTGCATCTACGCCCATGAACTGACCGCACCACTGTATACAGGTCTGCATAGCTTCGGACACATTATCAGCAATAGTAGATAGAATCGAACTCTCGCCTGTAGCGTCTATACGGCTCTGAGTGGCTGTTTTATTGCCTGTATTCTCTACCATTCTCGCGCCTAGCTTACGCATTTGATCTTCTTTGCGCTCCATTAGCTTATCGGCTAACTGGTTCTCACTAGCTTGTACTGAGCTAAAGCCGCCTGACTCGCCTAAGAAGTGACCAGCCATAGAGCCTACAGTAATCCCATTAGGGTTAGCTTCTGCGAACTGGCTCATGCTCATAGAGCTAGATACGCCTAGAGTGAGCTGCCCATGGATAAAGCAGTTTTCTTCAAGGTCTGCACTATTGCGATAATGAGCAATGTTGACGTTAGCAATATCCGCAAGTGGCGGAACATCAACCGAAGCATCGTTATTTTCACTACCGACAATAAATAGCGGGATAAAATCAAAGCTAGAACCGTCAGACTTTTTAGGTATAAATTCTTCCCCATAAGGCTCTTCCTCGCGGTATACCTGCTGAGAATATACACCCTCTTTCAGTCTTAGCACTCGGTACTGCTTTTTAAGCTCATAGCCAAACTCGTCAGAGTCATCGTCATACAACTCGCATAGAACCACCATAGTTAATAGCTTACGCCCAGCGACAACGGACACATTCCAGTTAATAAAATTCTCTGCTGTGTAACGGTTGATAGAAGCCTGTGGCTGTATCTGCTGTACCTGCTCTAAGGTTAATCCCTGCTCTAGCTGTGGAAAGTCAACTAATAAGGCGTGGCGACCTTTACCGATAACCTCGCCGCAAATGTCTTTGGCTAGGCTGTCTAATGATTCACCAGCTCCGTCAGCATTCTCTAATAAGTAATCTAGCTGGTCTGGTATTTCTACCTCTGGCTTAGTGCGAAAGATTGCACCGTTTAAGCCTTCCTTAGTTCTGCCTGTAAAGTTTACAAATACGGCACGATTCAAGTAGCTAAGATAGCGTGTATCTTCAGTACCTACACCTTCCATTGGTCGCAGATACTCTGCTGACTTTTCTTTAATCGCTCGCTGACCTTCGCAGCAGTCAGTAACCTTAGCCCATTCGCCAAGGTACTTATCGTAATCGGGGTTTTGTTGGTCTACGCTCATAAGATCACATCACAAATTTAAACGGCACTGCCGCTATCGGTTTATTTATCGGCAACTCATACGCTATAGGATAAGTCGCCGCATCAATTAAGTGGTCTAGCCCGCTAGTCTTATCAGGCATTCCGTTAGCATCATAGCTTAACTGTTCGAGATTGCTAGTTAGCTCTTGACATTTATCCGAGTTTACCATAACAGCGCCAGATTCAAAGGCTGAATTTGCAGCCATAACTCTGTCTTTAATGAGTGGGTTTTTCTTGTGCGCTCGTATCTCAAAGCCAGCCGACTCAAGTAGTGATATATCGCTTATAGAAGCATCTACAGTCTTACGGCTGCCGCCACTAGCATCAGGGTATACGATAATAGAATGTTCAAGATACTTTTGCTTTAAGGCTGTAATCATCGAGGGTGTATCATATATACCCACAAGCTCATCTACTGCGTGCATCTGCCCTGCTCTGTCAACGTATACCACTGCGCTCATGTTCGTTACGTTAAAATCCATACCGATAAACAAAGTATCATATGTCTCGACCATCTCGCTGCTAGCGTTCTGCGCTCTATCGTAGCCAGTATAAACCGTACCCTGTGTTAAGTTGACGAACTCTCCCTGGGTATATGCTTGGAGTAATTGGCTAGGATAAATAGCTTTCAGATTATCTAGGTAGTCAGGCGGTAAGTGCGGGTTTGAGTCGGTAGGTGCTTGGATTATCTCATAACCCTCTTTAGGGTCTTTTTTCCATGTTTTATAGACAAATTTAAAGCCCTCTGGCGTGGTTGTAACGCCTATAGTATTTGGCTCACCGTTAGGCTTAATCTGCCTGTTACGCGCCATAATCGCCCTAAATGCGGCTGCTGCGTCATCTGCCTTGAGTGTATCCAACTCGTCTATATCTGCGTCTGCGTGCTCATAACCGATAATGCGGTTAATGTTTTCCATAGAGCGAAATATAATCTGCCCATTCCTGCCTAGATCAATATAGTTTAGTGGCGACTTGTGTAGCTTATAAGGTATCTCTAAAGCCGTCAGAATCTCCTCAAACCTCTGCCATGCGATCATACGGATAAGGTCGTAAGTCGGCTCATAGAACCCCCTATTTGTTTCAGGGTTGCGTAACTTGCCTATAATGCAACGCAGTACAGCCGCCTCAGTCTTACCAGCACCAAAACCCGCAACTAGCGCAGGGAACTTAGCGGTAGAGTTAATGTATTTAAACTGTGGGCTGGTTGGGTGAAGTCTAGCCATTACACTGCGTCAGGGTTGACTATCTCAATAGAGATTTTCTCTCCATGGTTGTACTGGTCTATTTCTTGCTTATCAGTCTGACCTAGTAACTGCTTACCTAACCAGACCGCCATAGTAGCGTTACCATCTTCTGCCAAGCCCATCTGTATGCGTCTTAGAGATACTTTGCCATTAGCTCGACCTGATTCGTAAGCCTGTCTAAATCTAGGGTCGTCATTAAGTCTACGCCTGATAGTCTCAGTGCTGACATTAAAATAAGCTGCTAGCTCCTCTTGAGTACAGCAAAGCCGACAAAGCCCCTCTAACTCTACTAAGTCAAAATCTATTTCTTCTCTCATAGCCTTATAGAACCCATATTATTAAATAATTTACCTACGAACAGCCTTAACTGGCTCATCTTGCAGAAGCTCTTTGATATACGCTTTTAGCTCATTGTGCATATTCTTAGGAGCAAACAACCCTCTTATCTCTGCGTTACCCTGCTGCTTCTGTCGTTCTCTAAACTTACGCACATTATCTGTACTACTCATTCTCCAACCCTCTTTGCGTGTTCTGCTATTTGGTCATTCCAGTCAGCCAGCATCTCTCGATAGTCGGCAGCATAGTATTTCCTTAACTCTCTTTTCTTGTCGTGCATATTGTCAACGAAGTCTCGCCCATACATATCTATCATGTATAGCGTATACATCTGGGCTGCATCGCCCTGTTTCATGCCGAACATATTACAGCCTTTACACTGTGGGTGAACATTCTCCTCTTGCAACGCCCAGTAACTGCTCGCGCCTTTGGGGATATAATGCCCGCCTTGTATGTCATCGTTCCACTTCTTAACGACTCCGCAAGTAACACAAGTACAATATCCGTTATCGTCTGCCGCCTTCAACCTTACTAACTTCTGTAGAGTCTCCAGGGCTTGTGCTCTTAGCGTTTTTTTCGGCATTAAACCTTGTAAATCCTGTAGTTATCGTAAATGTAAGAATCTAGCTCTATCATTGCCCGCTCCTCAATTTTCTTCTTCTCGGTTGGACTATCACATTGGAAAGCCATAGCTAATAAAAACCTGACTTCGCCGATATGCTTATACTTCTCACAAACTGCCTTCTCATTGCTGGTCATTTCTCAATGCCTCATATTCGCCACTAGACTCAAGTATCAAGTCATCGTTAGCTGCGTAAGCCTGTAGCCACTCCATGAAGTTAAACAATTCACCCTTTGACCACTTCTTACTACTGGTTAAGCCTTTGCTCGCCTCCTTAGTGATAAGGTCTTGACGATGCTCGATTAACCACCCCCAGCTAGTATCAGCGTAACAACGCCTTTTAGCTGTTATTTTCATATACCCTACTTCGCGCTCAGACACAAGCTCTAATTTCTTTTTGAGTAGGTGGGAAGCGTAAGACCGTAGCCATACATGGAGCAGGGCGTTTTGAGATAGCGTGCGTTTAGTAAGCCCTTTGAAAGACATTCCGAAGCCTTCACCCTTCTCAATTTCATCAAGTAGAGCCTTCTTTGCTTCGACTACTGACCTAGCGTCACTAGGTACTACAATGATCTGCGTCAATGGATTCACCCTTTTTTAGCTTTCGCTTATACATCAAACCTCTTACCTTCCTAAAAACGTAACTGCCAACGTATAAATCTTGACATACGTTCTTGCGGTTATCTGCGAGAAGGCAGGTTTCAGTATCTTTAAAGCCAGTGCTAATAGCGTACATAGCTAACGTGCCAAACTGGTCGAGCCTATGTAGACCACTAATGTTATCTCTAACCTCAGATAGCCCCATTTTCTTAAACCTTTCAGTCTTTAATAGCCAAGGGTCGTAATCTTCACCGATAGCTAGACTGTCTGCCGTTATAGTTGTCTGGCGCATACTACCCTGCTCATTTGTTACCGCTCTAGCACTGACCATAATTTACCCCTAAAACGGTATATCGTCATCGAAGTCAGCAGCCATTGAGCCTTGTGGCTGTCCGCTTTGCGCTTGAGCGTATTGCTGCGCTGTAGCTTGCTGGTTTGGGGCTGCGTTATTTTGCATAGCCTGTGCTCTTACATCGTCTACCTTTTTAAAGCTAAACTTTAATGCTGGAGCTTTAGGGTTACCGCTTGGGTCGCGTTTCCATGCTGAGATATAATACTCAGTGCCGTCTATCTTTGCTTTGCCACCGAAGTGCGGGTGCTTATCAGATGCTCGTTCTTTTGCCCAGATAGCGCCTTTGTTATTGTCATCGTATTCCATAATAATCTCTCTTTAGTCAAGGTGGAAAATAACTCTCAAATTTGAAAGTGATTTTAAGTTAAAGTTTGCTGGTTGCTAGGTGACACTGACCAGCGGCAGCGCAAGGAAGTGCTACCTAGCTGCGATTTCTTTTAAATAAGGGTTTATCCTGTTCAGGTATATACCACTGAGCCACCTTCACCTTCGCGTCCCATCGGTTAAATACACCAATCATTCTTGTCTCTACAGGGATTCCGTCTGCCCTTAGTTCTGATATTCGTGCGGTCGGATTCATAATGCCTAAATCGCTCAGAGCTTCTAATCTTGTTAGAGTTTTACCTGACTCTAAATGATCTTTAATTAAGTCGTACTGGCTTGGATTTTCCATTAGTGTAGTACCTCGCTTTTGCTTATTTTAACAATTTCTTCAGATAATTGTGCAATTATTTTGTGAAACTCGAATAACTCACTTTTATCGCCTATATCTACAACGCTTGAGCAGCCTTCGGAAGTTACTCTTAAAAAGTAATAATCCTCATTAGGTAGCTTTGCTATCCCCATTGACACTGGGCTTTCTTCGCTCATCTTTTACTTCCTCTTTTTTATCTTTTTTCTTTCCGAAAATAGCATCAAAGTTATTATTAAATTTTTCACGATCATAAGGGCGTTGATCAATGCCCTTAGTTCCCATTACCAGCTAACCCCGAACCAGATACCTACCCCATGAATAATTCCTACAGGGAACATAAACGCGCCAGCAATCAACAATAAATACTTAGCGTGTACCAGGCAGTGGATAATGTGAGTAAACCAAGCCCCTACCGAAACAAACATAAGAGCTAACGCTATATAAACAGAATTTTCTTCTTTCATTTTTCTCTCCTTAATGTGTAGTTTGTATTATAAAAATAAACCCAAAACCAATTATTACTAAAGCTGCGATAATTTCTACCCATTCTTCATCGTCCATTATTATCTCTCCCTAAATAATTCATAAAGCCTTTTGTTGTATTGCTGCAAGCCAGCTCATCATCAGTTAGTGGCTTATCGTCTTTTACTTCTTTAGCCACCTTGTAAACCACTTCCCTTCGGACACCTAGCGAGCGTGATATTTCGGAGTAGTTTAACTGTGTGAAGTGCAACATCTTAACTATCCTCATCTTTAACTTATCAGATATTCTCACGCGCCTTTGAGCAGTCTACGCTCCTCGGTTGTTAAGAATGCTGTAGAGCATTTAGTTGGAGCAACCCACATAGCTCGCTGGTCTGCATCTGGTATTTCACCGAACGCTTCTTTAGCCAGTGCAACATTTTCAGGTGTAGCGTCACTTAACATTTTGCGAATGTACTGTAGAGAATCAATATGAGCTTCTACTGCTTTGGCGCATATCTCCTCGCGGCTTGGCTGGTCGGGCTTAGAAGCGTCTAACGCATCGTGCTCAACCATACCCATAGTGGTCTGCCATAGGTATCTGCGAAGGTAGGTTTGGCTCGCGCCAAGATTTTGAATATCGTGACAGCCTTTTAAGTTGGCTGATGCCATTGGTGAGCTGAATACTACGCTCTCGCTAGTCTCAGTATCGTATACAGTAAGTGTAGCTAACTCAGTGCCGAAGCTAATAACATCGCATAAGCCTAGCTCTGCGAATATATCGTTACAAGCTGGCAAGAAGTCACCTAGCTCGAAGTAGTTGTACCCTGCAAACTTATTATGCCCTGATTTCTTGAGCGGCATTCCCTGTAGCTTAGTTCGTGCTGTTGCTATTTTCTTATAGATAGTCATCGTAATCTCCCATTTTGTTTTGGTGTTCTTCTATTGCTCTGCGCTTATCGCATTTAACCGTATCGGCTGTTTTATTCTTTGCTATCTGCGAGCAGCTAACACAAGATGAAGTCTTTTGGTCTTCTCTTTGTTTGCGCCACCTTCTCAGATACTCCCCGCATTTAGGGCAAGGCGTATCAGATACAAACCTTTTTGAGCCGCCTACCATTCTATCGTGATGCTTTTGGTAAGCAGTCCCGCGATGCTCAAAATCAACAGGACTAAACTCTTTCTCCCTACCCATTTTCTTCTTCTTCAACTTCGGGCAAGCAATCCTCGCAGACCCAGTCCATCGTTTTAGTGTCCGAACAAGGCGACCAGTCATCGTCTTTTAACTCATTACAGTTATCACAAGTATACATAGCCATTAGAACGGTACTCCTTCGTCTTGCTGCTTGTCATTCATTAGCTGCCATATCTCAAGAGCCATTGCTTCCATCGCTTTGCCAAATTCATAGCCGTTTGGATAGTCAGCTTCTCTAGCGTAGTCAGCCATCATCGACATTAGATTAGCTTCTAGCCAGCCTTCCCACTCTTTATGAGAGTGAGCATCGCCAATAGACTCATCAACTAACGCACCTTTCAACTCTTTAGTTTTCATAGCTTCGCCTCGATATAGTCTGATACAAAATCACTAAGCACGTCTTGCATATCTAACTGCACTTGGTCAGCTTTATGAGTGTATAGCTTACGCAGCCAAACGTGGATTAAGCCGTTTTCAAAGATATGATCTTC